TCATCCAGACTGCTGCCACCAACGTCGCCCGTAGCAATGCGTTCTTCCCCAACAGCAATGGCGTAATGGTGCCGGCTGGCCTGCTGCTGGAGGCGGCGGCGACGAATCTTATGCCTAATTCCCTGCTCAACGCTCCAGTCCAAAGTAGTGGTGGAATAACACTTGAAACCGTTACATCACTTCCAGGCGCTTTTTCGTCAGCCGTAAGACTTACATCCTTGGGTGGCAATGACCGGCGTTGCAACTACAGCAATGACGCTGCCGCAACTACGCGCACGGTCTCTGTGTACGCAAGACTTGGAACTCAGGGTGTTCGTTTCTTTATTAGAAATGGAACGGGACCGACCATTACGTTTAACCTGTCTACTGGTATCATTGAATCTAATAGCTTTATAGCTGGATCCGGGCGAATAGAAAACGTCGGCAACGGCTGGTACAGATGTTCTTTTAGACATGTCAACATTGCTACTGCTGGTTATCTTATTGGTCCAGCTTCTGATTCGGGACTTAATTCAGTTGCTGGCGATAACATTATTTTAACCGGTTTTCAGTCAGAGCTGGGAGACTACGCCACCTCCTACATCCCTACAGCCGGATCAGCCGTCACCCGCGCCGCCGATGTCAGCAGCAGCGCCACCGTGACCAGGAGTGCAGATGTGGCGCAGATCAACACACTGAACACCAACGTCCGCAGCCTGTTTGCAAGAGCGCGTGGCCCGGCTTCAGGAGTGCGCGGCATCATCGGACTAGATGACAACAGCGCAAGCAATAGAGTCGAACTCTATACAAATAACACAGACCCTAAGTTCACACTGACCGCAGCCGACACCATCGTCTCAGACCTTGATGGTGGCACCGTCGCAGCAAACGTCGAAGCCCGTATTGCAGCACGCTTCGCCTTCAACAATGGCGCCATCAGCCTCAATGGCAATCCCGAGGTGACAAGCAACAGTGGAGCGCTGCCATCAGTCAATCGCCTACGGATCGGTGCATTGCAAGCCGGGAACACATTCAATGGCACATTGGCCCGACTCACGACCTGGGATCAATCGCTCACTTCGCTCCCCAACATCACCCGCCCATCATGACCACCTACTACCTGCGCTTCCCCGACGAACCCACCGCCCAGACCGCCCTGGAGGCCGCTGGCATCTACGTCGCCCCCATCGGCAACAACCCCGGCTACTACCGCCAGGCTGATATCGGCTGGGCGTTTGATCCGATCGGCACCATCACGAAAGGTGGCGTCTGGGATCAACAGACCGGCGCTGAACTGGTCCCACCCACCGTCCTGCCCGGCTGGCATGCCAACTACGCCGCTGACACCCTGCCGCCAGGGCTGGATCAATACCTCGTGCAGCCGCAGCAGCCGGTGCGAATGTTTGCGGGACATTAGCCACAAGAGTGGGGTGCCCTTGATTTTTTAATTTTGCCGAGCTGCTATCACGCTGACGCAGCGCTCCACTACCATTGGGTAGCAGTGCCACCCGGTCGCGATGTCTGGTGCCTTTTTGATCGGTCGCCGGGACGACGGCAAGGACATCCCGGTGGCTGTCACGAATGACGGAGCCGTCAAAGTTGATATTGAAGGCGCCAGCCTTGAGCTGAATGCAAGCGGCGTTGAAATCAAAAACGATGTCGGCAACCCTGTTCCCGTAAGCGGCGTCATCAATACACTTACCGGACTTGAGATTCCAGACCACGACTACATTGCACTTGGCTACACTGGTAGTGACTTGACCAGCGTCACCTACAAGACTGGTGGTTCCGGTGGAACCACGGTTGCAACGCTGACGCTGGCTTACAGCGGTGGAAATCTTGTTTCCGTGACCAAGAGCTGATCATGACAGTAACCTTTAATCCATTTACCGGCAATTTTGATTTTGTCGGCGCTAGTGCGGCAGTTCCTGATCCGCTGACAGTCAATAACCTGACCGTTAATGCACTGCTGACCGCAAATCATATTCATGGCAATCTCGCGGGTAGTGTTTACATCCATGTCAAGAACCTCGACACAACCCCGCTAACAAAAGGAACGCCTTTTTACATTTCTGGAACCGTAGGCTCCAGTGATCGCGTTGAAGTTAAACGCGCTGACGCCGATGGTTCTGGCACTGGTCCAGCAGTGGGCCTTGTTGAATCGACTCTTGCAGTCAACGGCGAAGGCAATGGCGTCATTGTCGGCGAAATCTTTACTTACGATACAGCTACTCCCGGCTGGACAACCAATGATCCGCTGTATGTCAGTGCGACCGGTGACTTGACTAATGTTCGCCCAACTACTGGCTATAGGCAGGTCGTTGGTTACGTCGGTCGTGTTCACGCCTCTACCGGAACGATTGTCGTAAGTGTCAGCGCTCCTGAGGTTGCCACCGACATCACCTACGACGCCGCAACCCGCGAGGTGCGCAGCTCGACCGGAACTGACGCGACGCTGCCCCTAGTCTCCACGTCTTCGGCGGGGTTGCGAGCGGCCACGAGCTTCAGCACGATCACCTACGGGGCAACGGTGGCGCTGAACCTCGCCAGTCTGGATGCCCAGTACCGGACGATCTCGCTCACCGGCAACCTGGAGCTGACCACCAGCAACCTGGCGAACGGGCGAACGCTGGTGCTGCGGCTGGTCAACGATGCCACCCAGCGCAATCTCACGTTCCCGACCGACTGGAAGTTTCTGGGCACCAAGCCCGCGAACATCGCCGTCAGCAAGACAGCGGTGCTCAGCATCACCGCCTTCGGGACCACCAACGCCGACGTGGTGGCGGCCTACACCGTGCAGTCATGAGCCAGCTAATCCGCATCAACCCGCTCCGCTGGCCCTACAGCCTGCAGCAGCTCCGCGACGATGAGCCGAGCAAGTCGTTCAGCCCGAGCCCATCTGAACGCGAGTTGGCGCATTACGACGTGTTCCGCGTGGTGGCCCAGCCGCAGCCCGAGTACGACCCAGCCACGCATAAGGCCGTGGAAGTCACGCCGTCCCTGGTCGGTGATGACTGGCTGCAGCAGTGGGGGCTGGTGGAGTTGACGCCAGAGGAGGCGGAAGCTGCGTATCGCGCCACCCATCCGCCCCAGTGGATTGCATTCTGGGCCGCGCTGCCCCCGGAGGTGGATCAACTGCTGAACGCCGCGCAGGCGGCCTCGCCCCGGCTGGCCTTGTCGTTGGGCGTGGGGCTGGGAAGGGCTGCCGATGGCGACAGCAAAGTGTTCATCGGCGCCTGGCAGGCCGCCAGAGGGCTCGGCCTGATCTCGCCCGAGCTGGTGCAGGGTGTGCAGATGCTCGCCACCCAGCACGACCTACCCGCTGACTTCGTGGCGGGCCTGGCGGGGCCGCAGCAGCTCTGGGACTGGCCGGAGAACCCGCAGCGGTATCAGCAGTGGACCGGGCCGGATGGCTCGGAGTGGGTGTTTGATCAGCCGCGTCTGGAGGACGGCACCTATGCGCCGGATGATCCGGGGACTCCCGAGGCTGAATCGGCGTTGCAGTGGTTGCCGGTGGAGGTGACGCCGTGACGTTCAGCCTGTTTGATGTGGCGTTTTTGGGGAGCCTGACCAGTCGGCTTCCCGCAGTTGAAGGATTCAGCAGCCTGACCTTTGGCGGGCCGTTCTATATCGGTGGCTGGTCGATTGGCGTTGCGGGTCAAAATCCATTTGGCGTCGCCGTCAGAGGCGCTGGCGCAGACGAACCAATCCACAACGCATCTGGGAGCATCATGTAATGGCAATCTCACCGCTGCTCAAGGTCAAAGAACGCATTGTCGGCCCCTCTGGGATCTACAACATCCAGAACGAGTGGTACGGCTATGCCGACGAGTTCAAGTACACGATTGGCCTGGCTGGCTTGATGGGCTTCGGTGTGGGCTGCTGCCCGCCCGAGCTGCTGCCGGATGACATGGCTCCAATACCTGGCACGGAGGATCGTTTCAGCCCCAACTACGGGAACTACATCCACATCCCGAGTGCTTCGATCATGTGCTTCCTGCCGAAGCACTTTATGGATATTCAAGGTGGCGCCAATACCAATGCCCCGACCTATGGTCAACCCATCGTCATCAGCAACAACCAGACGGGCAACGCGGTGCTGCCGCGAGCATTTCGTAATGGTGGCGGCGAACTGGCTGGAATCTTCGTTGACAAGTACCACCCAAGTAACTGCAGGCCGGATGGCAGTGGGCTTCCGAATCGTGCCGATGCCTCACCAGGCGGTTATCCCAACAGCGGCGGTATCGCGGCATCCAGACCGCTGCACTGGCCGCTCAGCAGCAACTTGAGTAGCACGCTGCGGAGTCCATATTCATTGTGCAACAGCACAGCGCTCAATCCGTCCCAAGGTACGCCAGCCAACAACTACGGTGGCTCTTGGGGTGCAATGCGCAGTCGCGGCACAGCTTTCAGCGTTGTCCCGATCTGGGTGTATTCGCAGCTTGCATACCTGAGCCTGGCTCACGCACAGGCGTTGCTTGATAACAGTGGAAATCCCATCAGTGGTGCGACCAGTAATGCTGCATGGATGGACACAGCTCCGTATGCGCCAAAAGGAAACAACAATAACAACTGCACTGACGTCAATAAAAGTTCATTGCGCTTCGATCGCACTGATGTTGCTGGTAATGTTAGCAGCGGTCGCGCTGGCGAAAATCACCGTGCATTCACTGGCGCAGCCTGGATCGGTAGCGTATCTACACCTGCTGTTGAGCACACCACTCATAACGGCCAACTCAGTGGCATCGTTGACCTAAACGGCAATCATTGGGAGTGTGCGCCGGGCCTCACTAATACAGGCGGCACCAATGCAGGCTATCGAATGCTGGCTGATTCAGTTGATTGGAATACGATCAGCAGCAACGCAAACATTTTATCCGCTAGCACAGTCAGCTTAATTGCGGATGCAAACGGAACGAATGGCAACGGTGTCTGGTGGACTGATGCCAATGCGTGGATCTACATGATTCCAGCCGTTGGTGGAACGTACTTTCCATCAAGCACCTGGGCTGGCAATCCAACTCGACAGGCGATGACCGAGTGCCTGTTACCACGTCAAGCAGGAACCAGTACGGTACAAACCAGTACAAACCATTTTGGAGGGGATGGCTTGTATCGGCGTCATGTCAATGATCTGCTTCCGATCGTCGGCGGTGACTGGAACTACTACGCGACTGCGGGGGTGTTCGCCGTCTATCTGCTCAACGGTTCTGGCGGCAGCAGCGTCACCGTTGGCTGCCGGGGTGCCCGCCTTCTGTCCGCGTGAGCGGACATGTGGGGGATGCGACAGCATCCCCGTCTAAAACAGTAACAAAAGGGGAAACCAGAAATGAAAGATATTGGCTCATTGAAAGGCAGTGCAAAGATCTCTGCCTCTATTTGGATGTACTCACGAGAAACATGCCGCGCTACGAGAAGTACATTCTCAGCGCCAAGTAGCTCAAGCTGCGGATCATGGAGCTGCAGCTGAAGCCGCCGCCGCTGTCGGCTGCGGATCGGGCCATGTTGCTGCACCTCCAGCAGGAGCTGAAGGAAGCAACGGAATAGGGCTAAAGTTTCTGGCAACTAAGCATTACAGCCGAAGTGCCAGCAAGAACCAAGGGCAACCACTACGCAGATCGCGCTTCGGTTCGATCACTTGGATTGTTGCATAGCAGTGAAATTCTCACAAAGCTAAGAAAGCGCTCAAACTCAAGCTTTGACGTTCACGGCACCGAGATCAAGATCCTTGAGGATCTGCTGCCATATCAGAGAGCATTTGTTCAAGACTTTGAAAATAAGTACGTGGGCTTTTGTGGAGGGTATGGCTGTGTTGCTGGCGAAACATTGATAAATGGTGTGCCAATCAAGGAGCTGACTGGCACACCTATTATGGTTCAAACGCTTTGCGGCGAAGCAGTTGCTACGCCTGCGTACAAGAAAGGAGTTGCTCCACTTTATCGGGTTCTGACTTCATTAGGGCAAGAAGTTCTGGTAACCAAAGCCCATCGTTTTCTGACGCCGTTTGGCTGGCGGGAATTAAGCCACCTGCAGCCAGGCGATCTAATTGCCGTGCGTGGTAGCTGCCGTGAGATTCCGGGCTTGGAAACAGCCAAAGATTTGAGTGCCTCTGGTCACGGGGATTTTCGTTCATGTGATGAATTACCCACCCCTTGGGAAGCTTTTTACCAAGGGCAATCTCAACAGTTCGACGAGCCCAGTATTTTCCATGATCTCGGTCCGCTTGGTCTACCTGCCGACCCTTGCTCATCCCGTTCATCTCACCCGGCTGGCCACCACGACTTTTCAGACCAACTTCTTGTTCAAGGAATACACGAACAGTGCCTTCGTGAACGCCAAATCGACGAGCGACCTCTCTCATCCCAATCGAATCTGTCGTATAATCGTGAATCACAGCTTCTTTGCAGTCATAAAGCTTTTCTATTCCAGTTACCCGATTGGTTGGACTCTGTAGATTTGACTTTTGAAACTCCTGAAGCAACCGCTGCGGAGTCACTCCATAGACCTTGCTCAAGTACGAAGTGCAGTAACCGCGCTGATAATCCTTTTTACACTGATCTCTCTGCTCGTCCGTTAGGAGATCCCACGGACCCCTTCTGGATGTCTCGACACGACTTTGTTTCAGGATTCTCAGTACAGTTCCGTAGTTTCTCTGAATCTGAGCGGCAATTTTCTTTGGATCAACTCCAGCTTTGTGCATCTGGACGATCCAAGTCCTTTCCGCTTCTGTCACGGTCGTCCCCGGCATGGCAATTAAGCTCGCTGAATTCCCACTATACATGGGCAAGCCTGGAAAACGTAGAGTATGTTCGTACTGACGACTTCTACGATATTCATGTACCGTTATGGAATCATTACGAGGCTCATGGAATTCTGCACCACAACTCAGGCAAGACTCATAGCCTTGTTGCAAAGCAGTTACTTCTGTGCTTCCGTTCGCAGGGCTTTACGCACCTGTTCCTTGAACCCACTATTCCATTGATCGACGACGTTGCACTACCCAAGTGGAATGAGATGCTTGAAAAGTATTCTATTCCGCACACCTTCAAGGCCTCTCCTCGCCCAAGCTTCAAGCTTTTACTTCCGGGTGGCGAAACTCCTGTACTTCTTCGCTCAATGGAGAACTATGAGCGTCTGATCGGCGTCAACGCAGCAAGCATTGCGACTGACGAGACTGATACAACAAGACCTGAAACCGCTGAAAAGGCGATGATTAAACTGCAGGGCCGTGTTCGTGTTGGTAACTGTCCGCAGATTGCAGCGGCTTCCACGCCAGAAGGATATGGCTGGATGTATACGTTTTTTGAAGAGCAGAAATCTGATAACAAAAAACTTTATCGCGGCAAGTCAGAAGACAATCCCTACCTTGATCCTGGATTTGTCGAAGATCTCAAGACTAAGTACCATCCGCAGCTCATCAAGGCCTACCTCAACGGTGAATTTGTTAACCTTGAGTCTGCCACTGTCTTCTACGAATTTGACAGGAATCTGCACACAACCGGCATCTTCCTGCCAGAGCGTAATGAACGCATTGTATTTGGCGCTGACTTTAACATCGGCCAGTGCCACGCAGTCTACGGAGTTATCAGACCAGGCCCAGGTGGTCAGCAGCTTCACTGCTTCGCTGAATCAAAGGTTTCCGACACCTTCTCACTGGTCGCACATCTTCGCGAGAAATATCCTCACCACTTTGCCAGCAGGCTGATCACTTGCTATCCAGACGCCAGTGGATCCCATGACTCCACCTCGTCAACCCAAAGTGATCATGAAATTCTTAGCTCTGCTGGCATCCAGGTTATCGCAGAACGTCGCAACCCACCCATTGCCGAAACGCTTGCACATGCAAACGTGCATATGCACCGTGGACTTGTGCTGCTAAATCCAACCACGTGCCATAATACAATTAGCTCAGCTGAGCGCTGGTCTTATGACAGCAAAACGCTGAAGCCTAGCAAAGGTGGTGCAACCGACTACTCACACGCTGGCGATGCTTTGCGTTACTTGATCTGGCAGGTATTCCAGAGGGCTGGTACAAGGGCTGGGCATGGTGGTCGCTGGAGATGAAGGGGACCGCTGCTAGGCTCCGTTCGCACCAACAGCACCGTCTCGGCGGGGGCCAATGGCGACACGCTGTTGCAACTTCGTTGGAGCCTCGGATCTACAATCTGAGGCTTTGTGCTTGAAACTAGAATACGGTAACTCCCGTTAAAAGCCGTGGCCATCGACGTACCGAATTCAATCATTCTCAGTTCGGACGATCTGCCGATTCCATTTGAGCGGCGAGAACCCGAAACAGAAAGAGTTTACTCCGAGGTTACAGATGTAGATAGCTACTCGATTGACCAGGCAGAGCAAGTTGCACGCATTGTGCCGATTAAGTTCTGTACACTGCCCGAGTTTTATCTTGATGAAGCAATTAGCGACTACATCCCGCAGGACT